GTGATCCTGGACTGCATCAAGCGATTAAAGTGGCCAGTGCTACGGCAGTGCAATTGAAGCGATTCGACCAGGATAACGGCGAGTTGGGGCGGTCTGGATAATTAACCAGATCTTTTTTTGCGTGATCCTTTCCGCATCGTGTGGTAGGCTTATTGCGAAATGTTGTTTTAGAGCTTGTTGGCTTATGGTTTGGCGACTTAAGCGGGCAAGGTGAAGATTAACAAAGGCTTAGAAAGACAAAACCCCGCATAAAGCGGGGTTCAGAAATAGGGTATTACTAGCTTTTAACGTTTGGCGGCATTAAAAGAACCCTCAAGGCAAATTTGAGTTTACTAGTAATACCAGATGACTGCAAGCCTCCGTAATGGATTGTTGGCTAAAAAATGAGTATTACTGGCAGTTTTGCCCTTGCTGAACCGTTTGTCGGTCAGTCTGGTGTAAGGCGATACACCCCAAAATTTGAACTTCCTATGGTGGGACACCCAATTGCCCGCCGTCTCGATGCCTTATTGTCTGGCCACGTTTGGAGTAAAAACCGCTTCATTCGTAAGCTGAGAAAAGAGGGCGGCGAGATTAAACGCCGTAAACTCTCGGATGGCACCTGGAAGACGAAAACCATTCCTCCCCGTCGTTTATCGATCCGCTTAGAGCGCGAACAAACCCTTGACGCGTTAACTCGTGCCATGATCTACCGTGCCGACTATGATCCTGATGCGCCTTATTTGTTTGAAGTAAAGGCCAGCGTGGAAGAACTGGCGGGCATGATTGGCCAGCTTCATGAATACGCACCGGCTTATGATGGTGAGGCGGGTCAATATCGTCATGGCCGTAAGGCTTGCGATCCAGTTCATGCAGCTATCGATGACTTTGAAGCGGCGGACATGCTTGTCGTCGTGCGCGAGTTCGACGCCGAGAATAAGACTTATAAAGCGAAACGACTGTTCTTTAAGCCGAATTTCTTTAAAGGGTTTGGTTTATCAATGGATGATACCCGCAAGATGCTCGCGGCTTCTCGCAAATGGCAGGAAAAGCATGGTCAACTTAAAAGCGCGAAGCAAAAGCGCCGCGATGAGTTCGTTCGCCTGGCTGAGTCTGACCGTGTCGCATCGCTCGATCGTCATTCTTTGCGCAATATGCTGGCTCGCTTTAAGCGCGAGTTTACCGGCGCGAATAAGCACACTAAGCGAGAAATGGACGCTCATCATCGCTTAAAGCAAGCGGTAAAGAAAGCCACCGCCGAAGAACGTGACGATCGCAGCGAGACAGAAATCAAACTGCGTAAAGTCATGCAGCAGATCCCGCCAAGCAGTGTCTACATAGCCAAGCAGAAGATAAAGCAAGAGCATAATCTAACCAGTGGCCCAGAGTTCGACAATCTACTTCTGGCCATGCTGGAAACCTACACGTAACCAACCCCTCATTATATCCGCTTAGCTGCGGAGAATGCCGCACATCCCCATAAAACTATTGTTTGTTTTTTGTCCACACTTGCCGCGATCGCCG